ACGTCTGGATGACGAGTCTGGTCGTATTGCACTTTGCACACTGGGCTCAATCAATTGGGGTGCGTTCCGTAACCCAGAAGACATGCGCCGTGCTTGCCGCATACTGCATCGTAGCCTTAATAACATTCTTGACTATCAAGACTTCTTATCCATTCAATCTAAACTATCCAACGATGAAATCAGACCACTGGGAATCGGTGTTACCAACCTTGCCTACTGGCACGCCAAACGTGGATTGCTGTACGGAGACCAAGGTTCCTTGGATGAAGTCAAGACGTGGATGGAACATCAAGCCTACTACCTAACAGAAGCCACAGTGGAATTGGCCAAAGAACGTGGCCGGTGCAAGGACTCGGACAAAACACGATATGGTCAAGGCATATTCCCGTGGGAATTGCGGGCTGCTGGGGTTAACGAGCTTACTGACTTCTCTCCGGAATTAAACTGGGAAGTGTTGCGAACTGAAATGAAACAGCACGGTGTACGTAATGCAACATTAATGGCAATTGCTCCGGTGGAGTCTAGTAGCGTGGTAATTAATTCAACCAATGGTATTGAATTGCCCATGAGTTTGATCTCTGTGAAAGAATCCAAAGCAGGGAGCCTTACACAGGTTGTTCCAGATTACCACAAGTTAAAAAATAAATATCAACTGATGTGGGCTCAGAAAGACTGTGACGGATATTTGAAAACTGCAGCCGTATTGGCAGCATATGTTGATCAAAGCATTAGCACAAATACATTTTACAACCCAGCACATTTTGCTGACCGTAGGGTTCCCACAACCCTTATTGCTCGAAACTTGATGCAATCACACCACTGGGGTCTAAAAACTTTCTACTACAGCCTGATCAACAAAGCAGGTAGCAAAGGTCAAGACGAAGTGGTTGCACCATTAGAAGCAATTGACTTTGATGATGAATCGGACTGTGAAAGTTGTAAACTTTAATAAAGGAACTCAAAATGAAATTATTAGTGTTAGTTGCTGCAATAGTATTGGTATCGGCATCTGCATCAGCACAAGATGCTGCACAGGGCAAGGCCAAATATGCCACCTGTGTGGCCTGTCATGGTGCTCAAGGTCAAGGCGGAGTGGGCCTAAAACTTCAAGGTCAAAAGCCTGAAGTAATTGTGAAAAAACTCACTGCCTACAAGAACAAACAACAAGTTGGACCTCAAAGTCAACTCATGTGGGGCATGGCTGCAGGGTTGACTCCTGCTGATATGGCAAATATTGCCGCATACACGGCCACCTTGAAATAACATGTTATTTGCTCCGGGTATGATATATATTTTAAGAAGACAACTATGAGTTTTTTAGTAGCAAATTTACCTCCAATAAAATGCTTTGTTCGTAGAGAATTTCTCTATGATTTTGAGAAGGGGCAAGGAGAACTTGAACCTTGTTGGTGGATAACAATCAAGTCTCAACGGAGCCAGGCATTTAGAATTGAAGCGTACTTGAATCAATACGGTGCGTTATATGACAAACTACCATTACACGCATTTTGCTGGAAACCCATAGAAGGTGACCCGTATCCGTTAGATTTTTTACAATTATGGAACAGCATGTCTTATGATGTTACTGTGATTAAAAAAGCAATGATAGCAAATATGAGATGTAAAATTAAGATGAAAGATGGATCATGGTTAGAGGGTGAATATCTTTTTACTGTTGATTCTACACATCCAGATTTTAATACCATAGATTGCGGGCATAGTGAAGATGTTGAAGATCACAAAAGTTTTAACTTTATCAAATGCGACAACGGTCAATTTGCTGCACAACCAAACAATCGTGTTGTTATTTTAGAACCAGCAAGTAATCCCAAAGAAATGAAAATACCAGATTTTAATGTTGCTACCACTAGATGGAATGTTGAAATGGATCCAAAGTGGGACTATGGATTGCCAGAAAACAAATGGCGAATGAACGAATAAAAACAAATAACAAGAAAATACCAATGAGCCAGGCACAATACAACTTAAACACCAAGACAGACTATCTCAATCGTAAGATGTTTCTAGATCCAGCAGGGCCAGTGACTATACAACGATTTGAAGAAGTCAAGTACAACAAGATTGCCAAGTATGAGCAAGAAGCACGTGGGTTCTTTTGGGTACCAGAAGAGATCTCTTTAACCAAAGACAGCCAAGACTTTAAAGATGCAAGTGAAACAGTCAAGCATATCTTTACTAGCAATCTACTAAGACAAACAGCACTAGACAGTTTACAAGGTCGTGGCCCAAGCCAAATCTTTACACCTGTGGTGAGTTTGCCAGAACTAGAAGCCTTGGTTTACAACTGGACTTTCTTTGAGACCAACATTCATTCACGTAGTTACAGCCACATCATTCGTAACATCTACAACGTGCCCAAGGATGTGTTTAACACCATCCATGACACAAAAGAAATTGTAGACATGGCATCCGGCGTGGGCAAGTATTATGAGTGCCTGCATATGATCAATTGCCGCAAAGAACTAATGGAAAAGTTTCCTGAACGTGAACACATTCGAGCTATATGGATGGCATTGCATGCCAGCTATGCCTTGGAGGCATTCCGCTTTATGGTTAGCTTTGCCACAAGTTTGGCAATGGTGGAGAATCGTATTTTCATTGGCAATGGCAACATCATTCAGCTAATCCTGCAAGATGAAATACTGCATAAAGAATGGACTGCTTGGTTAATCAATCAAGTGATCAAAGAAGATCCCCGATTTGCTGCCATCAAGGCCGAATGCGAGGCCGAAGTGTACCAACTGTATCGGGATGTGATCCGCGAAGAAAAAGACTGGGCTGATTACCTGTTCAAGCATGGTCCGGTGATTGGACTCAATGCCAACATCTTGAGAGACTTTGTGGACTTTACTGCCAAAAACGCACTTGGCGAAATTGGTATCAAGTACACGGAACCCGCACCTAAATCAACACCTATTCCCTGGTTCAACAAGCACGTTGACACCAGCAAGAAACAAACTGCGCTCCAGGAGAACGAATCAACTAACTATGTTATTGGTGTTATGAGCGACAGTATTAACTATGAGGAGTTACCAGACCTATGAACAACGACATTCGACGAACAATCGAAGCAATACAACCGCGTGTGGATGATGAGTGGTTTGGCAGCGGTGCATTTTCCACATTCAAACACCCCACCCCAATTCAGTATCAAACAGCCGCGGAACCGGGCACAATCAAAACACTTGAAGGCCCAGTGGATTACATTGCCGGCCACAAGATTATCACAGGTCCCAAAGGTGAACAGTATCCTGTAACACCTATAAAGTTTGCTGCCTATTATGATGACAACGGAGACGGGACTGCTACTCCCAAAAAGATTATGAAAGTAGCAAAACTGGCCGACCATGATGGTGTACTACATACGTCATGGGGTGATTTAAATTACAGCAAAGGCCAGGACTACATTGTCAAGCATGGCCCAGGCGATTATGGTGCCGTTAAAGCAGACATCTTTGCCAAGACCTATGATAAATCAAAAGAAGGAAAATACAAATGAAAGCAATTGTATGGAGCAAATACCACTGCCCCTATTGCGATCAAGCAAAGGCACTATTAAAACAAAAAGGTATACAGTTTGAAGAACGCAAAATTGGCGACGGTTATACAAAAGAAGAATTGCTAGAAGCAATCCCCACAGCCAGAACAGTACCACAGATTATCCTCAACGGAGAACTGGTAGGCGGGTTTACAGAACTCAAAGCAAAATTAACAGAAAGCATCGGATGAAAATTATAGCAGAAATTGGTAAAGTTTACACTTTTAAACTAAACTCAGGAGAAGAACTCATTGCCAAAGTCACAGAGGTATCAAATGAATGGGTCACAGTTGAAGAACCAGTGAGTGTGGCGCCTGGACCGCAGGGACTGGGACTGGTACCTAGTATGTTTACCGCTGACCCCAAGGAAACTGTGAGACTAAATATTAATAGTGTATCAATCTATTCTCTTACCGACGATTCAGTAAGAATGAAGTATATTGAAGCCACAACTGGTATCAAGGTACCAGAAAAGAAATTGATATTAGGATAACATGCCGTCAGTACAACGTCAAGGCGATTCAGACTCAGGAGGTGGAGTAATAGTTGCTGGCATAAATTCAGTACGAACCAACGGAATTCCCACAGCCACAATCAACATGCCAGTAAGTGCTCACAGTAGGAAACCCACTCATGTTCCGCAAACTGCCGGTGGAGTGCCCAGTGTACGAGTGGCTGGCCAGGCAATCAGTGTAACAGGCAACGCTGACACCTGTGGTCATGCTCGAGTTGGCGGCAGCTTTGATGTAAGGGCAGGATAATGGCTGGTCCAGGATTCAGTGCTCCAGGTATATACACACCGTTGCAATTGATTGCAGGTGCAGGCCTGTTGCAAAATCAAGGCATTGCGGTACCAACTGCGCTGACCAATGCAGTAACGTCGTATAATTCGTTGTCATTGATTTCCAATCTCATGAGTACCATTGCTGCTGCACCCTCATATGGATTGAGTGCTTCGGTTGTGACCACTCTCAAATCACTTGGCGCCGGTACATGTCCAGCTCTTGGGGCAAGTGTGCCAACAGCATCGGCCAATACCAATCCATTGTTGCCTACCAGTGAGCCTGGGGGATTTGGCAATCTTGTGGCCAATAATGCTGCCATGTATTTGGGCGATGGCGAAGTTGATAAATTCTGTCAAGTATTTCAGATAGTGTCTGGTTATCGATCAACCACAAATACCCTGATATGCAGTGCTGTAAATGCTACCACTTATCTTGGTCCTACCTTTACCACAATGAATGATTTAATCACTGGCCAGGCCACTGGTGTGAATTTAGCCGTGAAATGTTTAGGGCGGGATCTTGCCAAGTCTGGTGATTTAATAAATTTGGCAAAATTAGAAGATTTTGGCACCCCAACTGGATTGTTGCAGCAAATTAGCAAGCTGGCTGGAATTAAATCAGGCACCATCGGAGTTGTTGCCACAGCGTTGCTAGATCAAGGGCTTACTCCCAAGGAGATTGTCTCATTGTGTACTCCCAACAGTGTTAACGGTGCTTTAGGTGGTGGCGCAGGTGGCGGTGGTGTCAACGGTGGTGGTGGCGGTGCAGGTGGTGGTGGCGGTGCAGGTGGTGGTGGCGCAGGTGGTGGTGGTGGCGCAGGTGGTGGTAGCGCAGGTGGTGCAGGTGGTGGTAGCGGCGCAGGTGGTGGTGGTGGTGTCAATGGCGGTGGTGGCGGCGATGGATGGGCTGCTTTGCCTAATGGTGCAGTTGATCCAAATGAATTAAATAAATTACAAAAAAAGGCTTATCCAGCACTGAAAAATATCAAAGGTACAGATCTAGCAGAGGTATTGCAAATCTTAAATGTGTTTACTCCTAATATTAATAACCTTGCCGATTTATTAAATCTACAAAAGATTTTCCCCACCAGTTGGTCATCAATGACTGTTCCCTCTACTGCGCCTAGAAATAACAATGTACCGGGTGTTAATATATTGATTTTTGAACCCGACGGTTCATTGAACCCCCTGGTAGAAAATGCACTAAATGACAGTACATCTATTGTGTTGCCATCCGGCTGTGATGAATTGGCCAAAATCATTCCTCCTGAATTGGCCGTGGCAAACAAAGTGTTTCAGTCTTCTTTACAACAGATTGGTGGAATATCAACTATCAGTGCACCGCGGCTTGCAGTTGCATTACTAGGGTAATTATGGAAACACTCAAAGGCCTACCTCTTGTAGAAAATGTTGCCAAGGCAGTGCCTGACGCTGTGACATCTTATTATCAGACAACTTTTGCAACAGGTACTGGAGAATTTGGAACTTTTAGAATACAAGATTTTCTAGGTACATCAGCCGGAATAATATCAAAACAAACAATGTTAAACGTTGTTGCAGTGATCAACAGCATGAATGTTTCGGCATTGACCAGTCTGTACAATACCATGTTACTCACAGTGCAAGGTACCTATGGGGCTGCTGCTGGTCCGGTCACCATTCCCTCTGGACCAGCAGCTGGAGTATATGCCACTGGTGATCTTGCATTTACCTCAGGATTAATTCCGGCTGCAAACACTATAATTTCCACATTGATAGCCACATATCCGTTACAAACCAACTCACTCAATCGACAGTTTACAAATATTTGTAATCAATACACATATGAATATACCAATCAAGTTCGTGCCGGTGTAGATTTTACTGAACTTGTATCAGGATCACAGAATGCCACTTTTAGTTTCATGAGCAGTTTGGCCACCATTGGACAGGACAGCATGCGGGGCGGCCAAGCAAATTATATAAATGTAGTGGCAAATCCAGAAATTCAATCTGGACAAGCTGTGATTGGCGCTCTAAGAGAAGGCCGAAATATTTTGTTAATGGATAAATCATGACCATCAAACATGATAACATCATTCCCAGCTCAAGTTGTGGCAAGGTGGCCACATCAACTGGATTGCCTAATGCCCTGGTTGGTAATGATACAGGATCAGCGTTGTCAGTTGGAGTGGGACAGGCACGAGTGCTGGGTGCAATACAACAAGCAGTTGGCGGCCCCGGATCACCAGATTTTAAATTTTACAACAACTCTAGAACATTAGTAAACAATCAACTGCCTGCAATCAACTTGCCTCCCCCTGCACTTTATCAGGTTCCGGGCAATGCAAACTCGACTGATTATGCATGTGGCAGTCAAGCACGCCGCCGAACTCAGGAAATGAATGAACCAGAAGAAGAATTTCCAGAGTTGCCGCCGCCGGTTGTTACTTTGGAAATTTTGGGAATCTACGAATCAAATTACAGTTTACCATTGGGATATGATCCTACTTTAAAGGCAACCGAACTCCTGATAGGTACTGATTTTTATGTAAATTTAAGAATACGACCCAGTGTGGGACTGGCAGGACTAGGAGCAGGTACGTTGGATCCCACTATATTTACATTGGATCTTGTGATTGACGGAACTTCATATCCCATGCCAGCCGGGTTCACAGGATGGGCAGCCGGTGACGATGCCTCTAACTTCACTGGTGATTTTTATTGTTTTCCTGGATCATACTTGGGACAGTCTGGAATTGCCACAATGAGCTTTACTGGCGGCCAACCAACCATAAATGTGGTATTTGGAATGGATTCCGCATCCATTCCAGTCACAACCACCGGATGTGTGGTCACAGCCAGTGTGCAACAACTGGGATGGTTCCAGGGAATATTTTTGCCAGGATTGATCAACACAGTGTATGTTGGACCAGAATTGCAATTGGTAGTAAACGGTCCAGTGTCGGCACCTTTCAGATATTCACTGCCCTGGGCGTCTGGTACTGGCACAACTGATGCCAATGGACTGAGTATCATTGCAGGAATAAACACTCAGCAGGCCGGCGATTGGAATTTCACAGTGGATTTTTATACCAGTCCTCAACATACAGAATGTAACAATCCTCTCAACCAACCATTTCGTGTGTTGCGAGGCAAAACCGCTCAGCCAAAATCCAATCAAGGATGGCCAGGCGTGCCCACTCCCAATGACGTTGGCGGCGGAGGAAATTTTGGAGAGGTAGATTTTGGGTATGGGTTTGTTGATGTAAACGCAGATTTTTCATATTCTACCGACGGTCTTGCCGTGGGTGATAGTGACACCGGTGAGGCTGGCGAGTCTGGTACAAATACAGGAACTGCCGGCGGCAACCCAGCGGGTGATGGTGCCAACACTGCCGGCGGCGGCGGCGATGGTGGTGATGGTAACGGTGGTGATGGTGGCGGCGGCGATGGTGGCGGTCCACAGTAATAAAATAACACTGGTTGACCAACAACAAAATCTTTGCTATAATACTGCTATGCTGTATTTTAGTTATGGAATGAATACCAATGTGCAAGAAATGCACTCTCGCTGCCCCGGAGTGCAGAGTCTCGGGCACAGCCGCTTGATCAACTATGCATTTCGATTTGCCCAACATGCTGATGTTGTCAAGTGCAACGGCTCTTATGTGGACGGTGTGTTATGGGAAATAACCACTGATCATTTGAACTCGCTTGATCAGTTGGAAGCATATCCCTATTACTATAATCGTCGAGAACTACGGGTGGCAATTGCCAATAGAACAGCCATGGCAATTGTTTATTTCATGCAACCCGGACATGTTGATCATCCACCAAATGATTACTATTTCAACTCAGTTATACAAGGGTACACCCAGCATGAGGTGCCAGTTGATCAATTGTACAACAGTTTACAACTGATACAAATCAATCAAAATTCACATTCGATGTTGTAAAAATACAACAAAATCACAGTTGACCAGAAACTCCCGTTTTGCTACAATAGAAGTATAGTAAACAACACGGAGCACTAGATGGGCTATAAAGTAATTGCTGGCAAGGACGAGATGGACATGATGCGTGTCAAATACGGTCCACGCAAAGGACTGGAAGGCCCGTTTAACTTCTCAGGTCGAGTGTTGTATTATGACAACATAGAGGGCGCCTACTACGATCCTACTACGGATTTCTATGTGACACAAGACGAGATGGATATGATCAACAACCGGCTTATGGGCATCCTGAAGGCCGCATGATGCAACCTTTCTACATCACTTATGATCTAGTCGAAGAGTTACTACAGAAGCACGATTTTCATTGTGTGTTTGAACTGGATGCACCTGAGAAGATCTTTGCCAGGCTGATGAATGCTGGATTCTATACTTCACAAGATGTCCGTGATCGCGAAGCTGACTTCAAACAATGTTGGGCACTCAGCGAGATCTACTGCCCACATGAAGGCATTGACCGGCGAAGCGAATACGGAATGGAGACTGCCTAATCTGTTGTTAAAAAACAACAGAAAAATTGCAGATTTTTGTGTGAAAAGTTCCAGATTTTGGTTGACCAGAAACACCCGTTTTGCTATAATAGAAGTATAGTAAGTAATTAGGAGCACAGTATGTTAGAAATGACTCGCCAGGAAGAACTCCATAGCATTTACTGGGAGATGTACAAGAGCGCCCATGGCATTCGCCCACGTGGCATTGATACCTCCGGTTGGACTGAAGCAGACTTCAACCAGGAGTTTGAGAACCTGGACCTCATTTCAGAACTCAACTGCCGTCGGCAGCAGGCAGATGAACAGATTGCGATTCAGCAGTTTGAAGACCGTGTTACCAGCCTCATGCACACCGGTACCAACCGTGAGCGTGTGATTGCCTGGCTCATGGACGCCGAAAACGCCAATGGCGACCATGACTATTTCTGTTTTTGCCTGGGCCTGCCCTACGGCTACTTCCGCAAAGCGGCTTAAGGAGTTGTCAATGGCTTATGTACTAATTCATCGTAGAGAATCTGGCACACCAACGGTGCTAAAAAGATATCCCAGTCACAGCGCCGCACGTTGCGGCATGCGGATCAGCAATCGTAATGCAGGCTGGACCCGTGTCACAAGAGGGTTTGCTGGTGCTACTGAAATGGAATGGTGTGCCAGAGACAATGGCTTGCCGGTTTATAATTATGGTCCTTATGTGATTATGTTTGAAGCGGCTTATTCCAATATTTTTAAAACAGGAGTTTAACATGACTACCATTCACGAAATCAATAGCTCAATCATTGCCGGGTCATTTACTAATAGCCAACTCACCAGCATCATTGATGCAGTCAAGTATGCTCGGGCTCAGCTCATGCATCAAAAGAAACGTGAGTTTTATCCTGGATGTGCAGTAAAGTTTACCAGCAGTCGTACCGGAAAAACTGTACATGGAACTGTTCTTAAAATTGCTATCAAGTATGTGACCGTGAGTGAAAATGGTAGCACATTTGCCCAGTGGCGAGTGCCAGCTAACATGTTGGAAACAGCATGACTATTAAACCTTTTCGTGAGTGGCTGGTGGATTTATGGCGTGTGAATTGTGATGAGCATGATGGATGGGGCCAGCCACGCATGACCATGAACGAATACTTCAAACAGTACCGTTGGTGGCTCAAACGGGAATATCAATATCAAAAAGGAGTTAGACGTGGGTCTTGACATGTATGCCTATACCGCGGCCAAAGCTGATGCTGACAGTGTCAGTCAGCGAGAGCTGGCTTACTGGCGCAAGCATCCTAACCTGCATGGTTGGATGGAAAAACTTGCCGAATCAAAAAATCTCAAGTACAGCACATTCAACGGTGTTGAACTAGAACTCACCTGGGAGGAGTTGGATGAACTGGAACAGGCAGTGACTCACTGGGAACTACCAGAAACATCGGGATTCTTTTTTGGAAACGATTCAGATTCTGAGTATCAAGAACACGACTTAAATTTTATTAAAAAGGCAAAGGCCGAGCTCTTTCTTGGATTAAAAGTATTTTATAATAGTTCGTGGTGAAATATGTTCAAAAAAATATTACTATCTAGTCTAATAGGTGCAGCAGCCCATGCAGATCCCATGCCGGAACCAGGATTGGCCACGCCGGCATACACGCCTCCGGTGATAACATCACCTACGCCGGCATACACGCCTCCGGTGATGTATGCACCCCCGCCGATGTATGCACCCCCACCACAGATCATGACCAATCAACCAGTTGCCACTGTTTATTACGTGACAAGGCCATCCGCATATCCTAAACCACTGGTTACATATTATTATCCGGCGCAATCAAGCAACCGTCCGGTGTTAAAAATAACTCAGGTATTCAATCAGAAATGAAACTACTATTGGTATTATTGACTGTTGTAATTATAGGATGTGCCGGTCCTGTACCACACACTCGACCCTCTGTAATAATTGAATCGGCAATACCAAACTGTGTTACTGCAAGAATGCAAATCAAATCGCACGAGTATCAAATTGAACAATATTATCGCACTCATCCCGGTACACTAACCACAGATGGACGAAGATTTATTGCCTGGTCGAAAAATATTATTTGGTCATTAAAATCCACATGCGCCGCCCACTATCTCTAATTTTGGCCATGAGTATGGCAGGATCAGCATACTCTGAATGTTACAGTCGCATTGCAATGAATAACAAAACCCAGGATAAGATATTAACTATCACTGATGTTCAACGAACCGTTGTCCCAATTAGTTTAACTCAAGCCAAATGTGTGGTTAATTATCGAGCCCAAATAGATGGCACGTGGCACACGGTCGAAGGAGAAGCAGTTGGATTAAAATCAACCAATTCTGATTCAATTTGTGCCGAGGCTGTGTCATCCAGCAAACGGCAATTTTTATTGCAAAACGGCAACCGAGTGAATATTGAACAAGACATGGTATGTACCGACCAAACAATTCCAACAATTAAATCTGTTGAAATTGGAGACCGTATTCGTGAAAGCCAAGTGGTACCGCATCCTAATTTTTTAAAACGATTTGAATATCGTGCAGCACAATGTCGGTGGTTTATCGAAGCTGAAGCGATCAGCCGGGATCTTGTACAACGACAAGGTATCATTTGCCAAATTCGAGATTCGGATTGGCAAGTGGTTGACAAGTGGTAACATGTGTGTTACAATCAAGTATTAGATATTATTACCAGGAGAAATCATGAAACGTCTAATTATTACAAGTGGAATCGTAGTGGCATTGGCAGGGTGTTCTAGTCTTGGACTGGGCACTAAAACAGCGGAGGTGTCACCCACCCCTCCGGTCACAAAGGATCAAACTATCCCTGCAGCAGGCAAATTGGATAGTCCACTGACTATTGATTTGCCCAGTTGGTATATCAAGCCTCCATCAGGAACTGATGACCACCTGTGGTTTGCTGGTACTGGATATAGTTCTGATTTGAGCATGAGTCGAGAAAAAGCCATACTTGACAGTCAGATGAAGTTGGCAGATACAATCAATGGCTCCATGAATGCCATGATCAAGCAACAAAAATCCGACAATTCAGGATCTCTTTTTACAGATAAAACATCAATCACAATCAAGAAAATTATTGCCAACACAATAATGACTGGCTATCGAATTGAAGACAGTCGAGTGATCAGTGAGAACCGTCATTATAGAACATTTATCCTAGTGCGATATCCAGTGGGTGATGCCAATCGTTTGCTCAAAGACAAGCTACAGCAAGAGAGCCAAAATAACAGTTCAGATGACGCTTTACAAAAAGAACTGGGTCGAGAAATTACCACACCTCCGGTCAAAGCCAAAACTAGCAGTGTGGTGGCACCAGATCAACTGCCTAACACAGTATCTGTAACAACGGATCCGGGACCCGGACCGTCACCCACAGCATATCAGTTTGTATCGCTGCCAACACCTACTGAGCCGCTGCCAGCTGCGGTAGCTTTACTACAAACAAACAACAAAGAATATATCAAGCGTCGAGCCGAAGCATTACAAAAACCTGGTGCAATTGTTATGCATGAAACACTTCGCTGAACATAAGCTCGTACATTATACCAAGTGTTGGAAAATAAATATATGAATGATTTTGACAACAGCAGGTTTAATAACATAATGTCAGCGGGCTGGATCAGTGATCTTGAAAGCTCCGACAGCCGAACACATAAAGAAAAAACAATTGAAAAAGCCTTGATGGCAGCTAAATTGGGCAGTGCCGATGCACAGGCTTTTCTGTTCAATTGCTACCAGGCGTACAATCCTTTCCATGTGTTTGGTATCAAACAGGTGCCCGAAACTGTCGGACTGACCGACCGTCCCAATCCCTGGCCAACATTTTGGGCATTGCTAGAAAGTCTTCGTACTCGTAGCGTGACTGGTAATCGTGCAAAAGAAGCCATTGAAACATGCAGTGAATTATTTGATTCCAACGAATGGAATAATCTTGCCCGTAGAGTATTAATCAAAGACTTGCGGTGTGGCATCACTGACAAGACATTGAACAAAGTTCTGGGTAAAACAGAATACAAGATTCCTGTGTTCACTTGCCAACTGGCACAAGACTCTACAGATCATCCTAAAAAACTCCGGGGCATCAAACGCCTTGAAGTTAAATTGGACGGGGTACGTGTGTTAGCAGTTGTATCCGGAGATGTTTGTACATTGTACAGTCGTAATGGCAAAGAGTTTGAAAACTTTCCGCAGATCTCAGATTTTGTTGAACAACACCGCAAGGCGTTCCAAAATAATTCAGGGTTTGGAGGACAATTTGTGCTGGATGGCGAAATTGTTGGCAAGAGTTTTCAAGCATTGATGAAGCAAGCTCAGCGCAAACGTGATGCCAAAACAAACGATATGATTTATCATGTGTTTGACATCATGCCGTTGACCGAGTTCCGCGATGGATTTTGCAACATTAAACAAAGCAAACGCATTGAACTATTGAAACGCTCGCAAGCATTCCTACCGGAATCGGGATGTGTGCAGGTCATGCCAGGAATTGACGTGGATTTGGACACTGCCGAAGGGCATGACATAATGCAACGGTTTGCCAGCGCATCAGTTGCAGAAGGGTATGAAGGCATCATGATCAAATCAATGGATGCCCCGTATGAATGCAAACGCAGTGATTTTTGGATGAAATGGAAGCCTACCATCACAGTGGACTTGAATATTGTTGGGTTTGAAGAAGGCACCGGTCGCAATCTCGGCAGACTTGGCGCCATAATATGTGAAGGAGTTGACAATGCCAGAACTATACGTGTTAATGTTGGTAGCGGTTTGTCTGATAGCGACCGCGATGAGTATTGGGCCGCTCGCAATGAGCTGGTTGATCGAGTGGTTGAGGTTGAGGCGGACGCAGTTACACAAAACCAAGACGGATCATACAGTTTAAGATTTCCTCGATTTGTTCGTTTCCGTGGATTCGAAGCTGACGAAAAATTGTGAATCAACCAATTAACAAACTTGATCTTCACATTCAATAACCCGTTGACCTGGTCAACAATCATTTAGAAAGTTTCAAATGAAGCGTCTAGCAGTTGTATTATCTTTGGCGGTGTTGTTTCTTGTTGGATGCGGAGGAGGCGGTGGTGGTGACAGTCCAACTCCGCAAGCCAAACAATCATCAATGACATACAGAGCTGATCTTCCATTGGTATCAATGGTCCCGGCTAGTTTTGCCCGTGGTATTAAACATGTTGTGGTCGCTGGGTGGGGGTACGGTGTCTCAAGCCGACCGATCCCAGTTAAAATTTATCAGATTAATAGTAATGGATCAGGTGCAGATGTTACTAAAGACATTCTTGGGAGCGAACAACTTGCATTGACTAATGTTCCGTTGATTGCCGATTTTAACAATGACGGAATTGACGATATTTTTCTTCCAGGTTTTGACGATATTGGCACAATGGGACTAATATCTAGCATGGTGTTTATTAGTAGGCCTGGCCAAATTCATCAACTAATTGAATTGCCCGGCAAGACCTGGTCGCATGGTGCTACGCCAGTGGACCTTAATAATGATGGCCATATTGATGTAATAAACAATCATGGACAAATGTGGATTAATGACGGTAAGGGTAATTTCCAGTTCAAACAACATAGTTGGGACTCCGGGTTATGGATGCATGGATCGGGCGTGTGTGCTGGAGATTTTAATAATACTGGACGTAAACAGATTGTAATAACAGATCTCATGGTAGATGCAAACGCAGGCCCGATTGCGGACACTGTAATTTTTGAATTGAATTCAGAGTTGGTGCCAATTATATCACATACACTTCCGGTCCCAGTATTGGATAGGAATACTACTACCTCGGACGCTAGCCACGATGTTGGGTGTGTATCAGTAGATCTAAATAACGATGGTCTATTAGATATACTAGTTTTTAGCCGGCCAAACCCCACTGTTAATAGTAATTGGACAAACCAGGGTGTGGCACAAGTGTTGATTAATCGTGGAAATTGGAAATTTGATGACATAACAGATGTTGCAATGGTGGGATACCCAACCAACACACTGATATCATATACACCTATTGTGGCTGACTTTAATGGTGACGGGAAGCCGGACCTTTGGCTGGGATATTTTGATTTTGATTCTGGGTTAGCCAATCACGCCTGGATCAACAACGGGGCTGGAATCTTTACTAGAACATTAAAATCAATTATTAATTCTTTTAAATCCAATGGACCAATGGTGCCAATCGAATTCAATCAAGGATATGCATTTGTATATTCCATACTAACTGAACATGGGCTTACCTTGTATGTCACTCCTCCACAGTATACATTTGACCGGGCCAATTAAATATATTTTATCACGCAAATACATGTAAATATGTAAACACCACCGTTGAAAGGTAATATTATGTTTGGTACAATGTACACAGGAAATCTTGAATATCGAGATGCTAGCGAAATAAATTCTGCCATGGGCAGAGTTTATGGACATATGAGTTTGGCAGTGCTCACCTCTATGATTATCAGTTGGTTTGTGGGCTCTAGTCCGGATCTGCTACAGTTCTTTTTTACCGGTATCCTAAAATGGATTGTAATTTTTGCTCCATTAGTGGCAATATTTGCCATTGGATTCTTGATGGAAAAAGTAGGCAAGTCAGGAGCGCAGATCATGCTGCACGGATTTGCCGCATTGATGGGATTGAGTTTTGCAACAATCTTTGCCATTTACACCATGGGATCGATTGTAAACGCATTTATGGGAGCGGCAGTGCTGTTTGGAGTGCTCAGTGGATATGGATATTTTACCAAACGCAGTTTAGACAGTGTTGGCAAATGGATGTTTGTGGGGTTGATTGCCATCGTAATCGCCAGTATAATAAATGTATTCATAGGTAGTAGTGTGGGGCAAATGGTAATTAGTGCATTGGCAATTGTTATATTTCTTGGATTAACTGCATATGACACACAAAAGATTCGTGAAGAATTGAGTTTCGACACCAATGGTGTAGCTGAAGTTCGGGGCGCATTAACGTTATACCTTGACTTTATTAATATTTTTATTCACTTGTTACAACTGTTTGGCGGTAGGAAATAAGTGACAATCTCACTATAACAAAACTATTAACTCCAATACCGTTGACAACTGCTGATTGCATTGTTATAATTAACATGCATGATCAGGGAAATAATGCAGTTCAATAGGGTGGCGGGGTGAATCGATAACCTGGGCCTGCTACGCCTGTGGCACTGGAACGTTAGTCATTTAGGTTGCGACACTGTCTCTGGATTCGTCCAAAACTCAGCTGATACCTGAGGGTATGCCAACAGAGAAACAAACAGGGAAAGGATATGCAAATGTCTGTTGAAACAGAGACCTCTGCGTCGAGCATGTCTGAGTCAATCAACTCGCTTAATTTAACGCCCCTGGTCATGCACCGCATTTGGTTTGAATTGCGTGATACCAATCAGTGGTACGCAATCATGAAAGAAGCTAGGACCCTGTATGGGGGCAATTGGAAAGGTCAAGGTCGTGTCAAACGACGACTAAAAAGTGCGTGGCGCATGCCAATGGCTTATTTGATTTGGTTTGACGTGCCTGATCCCACGTTTGGCACATGGTGTGCAGTAAAACACACGGTGATTGTGGCAAAAAATCCCGGTAAATAAATTCTATGATATTTGGTTTTAGCATTTTGACCACAGCTCTGCTATTGAGCTTGGTAGCTGCATATTATTCAGTAGCCGGGCTTACCGCCATATTCTCCGCGGCTGCAATACCCGTGATAATCATGGGCGGCAGTTTAGAACTAGGCAAGATTGCGGCCACAGTATGGTTGCATAATAACTGGCGGCGTGCCGGGATTATGTTTAAACTATATCTAATACCGGCCATAGCATTTCTCATGGTGCTTACCAGCATGGGTATCTTTGGATATCTAAGCAAAGCACATTCAGACCAAAGTTTAGTTTCGGGTGACGTACAAAGTAGGATAGCAATCTATGATGAAAAAATCAAAACAGCACGAGAAAATATTGAAGCCAACCGCCGGCAACTCAAACAAATGGATGAGGCAGTTGACCAAGTCATGGGCCGCAGTACAGATGAAAAAGGTGCCGACAAAGCAGTCAGCGTACGGAAAAATCAGTCCCGTGATCGCGTTGCTTTGGCCAAAGACATTGAAGCCAACCAGAAGCTTGTTGCTAAACTTAATGACGAAGCCGCACCTATTCGCGCAGAAGTACGCAAGGTAGAAGCCGATGTAGGCCCAATCAAATACATTGCCGCATTGGTATATGGCGATAATCCTGATACCAACATCTTAGAACGTGCGGTACGATTGGTAATCATAATGATTGTGTTGGTGTTTGATCCACTGGCACTGACATTGATATTGGCTGCCAACAAACAATTTGAATGGGTGAGAAAAGGCAAGGGTGGCTGGGCTCATGACGATCCCCAGGCATATCCGCCCGACGATAGTCCACTGTCCCCTGAACAGATTGCACAGATAAAAGAAACAGCCAAAGAAGATTTACCAACAGGTCCGGTTATTACCAAGACCTGGATGTCGGGTGATATTCCTAAACCCTATCCCATGACAGAGCCCGAGGTAGAACAAGTGATAACAGAGTTTGATCGAGCTAGACATGCATACCTAGACAAACCATTTGTTCATTTTGAGAATTTAAAACCAATGGTGGCTCCCACGGAACCAGAGCCAATCACAGCATCAGTAATAGATTATGACCCAATGGATCCCAATGATTCAGTGGATATGAAAGCGGCCAAGAGTGTGTGGAAAGACCTGCATCCTAACGATACATTGAAGATGGAACGTATTAAATTGGCCAAAGGATTGATTACAGAATTGCCGTGGGTAAAACTTATTAAGAATGTACCTACTTCGGGATTTGGTAATGTATTTCCAATGGCCGCTGGCAAAGGTGATACCTATATTCGTATAGACAGTTTACCAAATCAATTGTATAAGTTTAATGGCAACGAGTGGATCGAGGTTGACACACATACAACTAACAGTTATACTTACGATATAGCATATCTTGATTATCTCATTGAAAAACTAAGTACCGGTGAGTACGATCCTGAATTGCTGAGTGCAAACGAGCAAGAACAAGTGACACAACGTTTACAAGACAAACCAACCGATACATGAACACATCTAAAAATCCCGATACCTGTAGTTTCTGTGGCAAACACAAAGACACAGTAACTAAACTTATTGTAGGTGAAGATGTAGCAATATGCAATGAATGCGTGGACCTATGCCAAAATTTGTTAGTAGATCAAATTGATCCTAAACCAGTTGACCACCCAAATCTCAACCCCAAACAAATACGACAACACCTTGACAAATACGTAATAGGCCAAGATCATGCTAAAATCATGCTCAGTGTGGCTATTGCCAATCATTACAAACGAATCAGGAACACAGATACCGGCGCCGAAATTGAAAAGGCCAATATTCTCATGCTTGGTCCCACCGGCTCGGGCAAAACATTGTTAGCACGTACTGTGGCACGTTATTTAGATGTTCCATTTGTGATTGCAGATGCAACTAGTTTAACTGAAGCAGGATATGTGGGAGATGATGTTGAAAGTTTAATCAGTAGACTGTTTGCCGCAGCCGGCAACAATGTTGAAAAAACACAACAAGGTATTATATTTGTAGATGAAATTGATAAAATTACTAGGAAAAGCGAAGGCTCCAGTATCACCCGTGATGTATCGGGGGAAGGGGTACAACAAGCCTTGCTCAAGTTAGTGGAAGGTACCAAATGTCGTATTACGGCCACAGGTGGTCGAAAACATCCGTCGGGTGATATGATTGAGATTGATACTACTAACATTTTGTTTATTGCTGGCGGTGCATTTGTTGGATTAGAAAACATTGTAAAAAGTCGTATACAAGGTACTAGCATGGGATTTAATGCCGAAATATCAAATACACACAATGAAAAATTACATCTAGATCAAACCACCCCCGACGATCTTGTGCGGTACGGATTAATTCCAGAATTTGTCGGACGCTTTCCTTCTTGGGTGGCTCTTAAAGAGCTTGACAAGAAAGATCTCATACGTATTCTTAAAGAAGTCAAACACAATTATATAAGTCAATATCAATGGTTGTTCAAGCAGGATAATGTAGAATTGGCATTTACCTCAGACAGTTTGGAGTTGATTGCCGAACGGACAATTAAAAATAAAACAGGGGCTCGTGGGTTGCATTCAGAACTGGAGCGGGTGTTACTGCCACATATGTACAATCTAGCACAATATCGCACAGATGGAATTGATCATGTGGATATATCAACTGAGGAGGTGAACATTCCAAAAGAATTATAATTCACAGCCCTGGTATAAATATTATAGTAGATGCCCATGGTGGGGTCTACATTACAAAGTCATCTTGCTTTTTAAAGGAGAAAAATATGACAAAGCATGTTATTGGCGTGGATTTAGGAACAACTAATTCCTGTGTAGCCATAATTGAGAACGGAATCCCCAAAATCATTGAAAACAGTGAAGGTGCTAGAACAACACCGTCAATCGTTGCCTACGCCAATGATGAAATCTTAGTAGGTGCTAGCGCAAAGCGTCAAGCAGTTACTAATCCAAAAAATACAGTATATGCCGCAAAACGGTTAATCGGTCGTAAATTCACTGAACAAGCTGTACAAAAAGATATTGACTTAATGCCATACAAAATCGTACAAAATGATAACGGTGATGCATGGGTTCAAGTTAATGATGACAAGTTAGCACCTCCGCAAATCAGTGCTGAAGTCTTACGCAAAATGAAAAAGACTGCGGAAGACTATCTTGGACATGAAGTAACACAGGCAGTTATTACTGTACCTGCTTATTTCAATGATAGTCAACGTCAAGCAACTAAAGATGCAGGACGTATTGCAGGCTTAGAAGTATTGCGTATCATTAACGAACCAACTGCTGCTGCATTGGCATATGGTGTAGATAAACAAGACAAGCGTGACCGTAAAATTGCTGTCTATGACTTGGGTGGTGGTACATTTGACGTATCTATCATTGAGTTAGCAGATGTTGACGGTGAAAAACAAATTGAAGTATTATCAACAAACGGAGATACATTCTTAGGTGGTGAAGACTTTGACCAACGTATCATGGATTTCTTAGTTGAAGAATTTAAGAAAGACTCCGGCGTTGATTTAACCAAAGACGTACTAGCATTACAACGTCTAAAAGAAGCCGCTGAGAAAGCTAAAATTGAATTGTCAAGTTCAAATCAAACTGATGTTAACTTGCCATACATTACAGCAGATGCAAATGGTCCTAAACATATGAATGTTAAACTAACCCGTGCTAAGTTGGAAAGTTTAGTTGATGAATTAATTACACGTTCAATACAACCGTGTAAGCAAGCATTGAAGGATGCTAATGTTAATGTTTCTGACATTGACGAAGTTATTTTAGTTGGTGGTATGACACGTATGCCTAAAGTTATTGAAACAGTTGAGAAATTGTTTGGTAAGGCACCACGTAAAGACGTTAACCCAGACGAAGCAGTTGCTGCCGGAGCAGCTATTCAAGGTGCTGTATTAAGCGGTGATCGCAAAGACGTACTATTGTTAGACGTTACTCCATTAAGTTTGGGCATTGAAACAATGGGCGGAGTCTTTACTAAGATTATTCAAAAGAACACAACCATTCCAACTAAAGCATCACAAACTTTTAGTACTGCGGAAGATAATCAACCAGCAGTTACTATCAAAGTTGGGCAAGGTGAACGTGAGATGTTTGGATATAACAAAAATCTCGGTGAGTTCAACTTAGATGGGATTGCACCTGCACAACGTGGTAAACCTCAAATTGAAGTTACATTTGATATTGATGCAAATGGTATCATGCATATTAGTGCAAAAGATAAGGGCACAGGTAAAGAGAACAAGATTACTATTAAATCTAGTTCTGGATTAAGTGAATCTGAAATACAACAAATGGTTAAAGATGCTGAATTAAATGCAGAAGCGGATAAGAAGCAAGTTGAATTGATTCAATCACGTAACAATGCTGAAGGTACATATAATTCCTTTAAGAAGGATTTTGATGAGTACAAGGATCAAGTAACTGAAGAAGAAAAAGCTAAAGCAGAAACTGCAATGAATGCTATCCAAGAAGCACTTAAAGGTGAAGATGTAGAAGCAATCAGAAAAGCTACAACAGATTTATACGAAGCAATGAACCCGATTACTGGTAAAAAGTATGAAGCGGAAGAAAAGGCAAAAAAAGAATCTGAAGTAGTTGACGCAGACGCTACTGAAACTGTTTAAGGAGAAAACAAATGACAAAAACTTTACACCTTCGTTCCCTTGATATTCCAGGAATTCACAAATTTGGTATCGGTTTTGATAACATGTTTGATGAACTGTTGCGAGTGAATGCTCAACAATCAAACAACAATTATCCACCGTACAACATTGTACAAGTCAATGACGACGAGTTTATGATTAGTATTGCTGTTGCAGGATTTGGTCACGATAATCTAACAGTTACCAAGGAAAAAAACTTCTTGATAATTGAAGGCAAAGAGTATGAATCCACTGGTAAAAAAATTGAGCCAAACTATCTACACAAAGGTATCAGCAACAGAGATTTCCGTAGAGAATTCCAATTGGCGGATCATGTGGAAATTAATGGAGCACACCTTGAACTTGGTATATTGAGCGTTCACTTAAAACGTGAAGTTCCTGAAGAAGCCAAACCAAAGACCATTGCTATCACTCACACTTTGTGATATAATAGTAAATACAGTGGCAGCAATAGTGCTGCCACTGCAATAGGAAATAACCATGTCACAATCAGAAACACAAACAAGAATTAAACCAACTAATCAGATCAAGGAACCTCCTATGTTCAGGGTGATTTATCTAAATGATAACACAACCTCTGTGGAATTTGTAATGGAAAGTTTGGTAGAATTTTTTAACTACACAGCCGACACAGCTGAGGCAATTACAAATGCCATACACGAGTCTGGATCTGCTGTGGTTGCTGTGCTGCCTTATGAAATTGCCGAACAAAAAGGAATTGAAGTCACAGTCCGAGCTCGCAATAGCAGTTATCCATTGCAAATCAAACTTGAGCCTGATCAGGTCTAGATATCTATAACAACCCGACGTGGGTAGTACACATGCTGCCCGTGTGGTGTGTTACCACGCCCGCGGCCATGACTCAAATATCTAATTCCATTTCGATTCTGATCAACTGAATTATGATAATGCCCAAAACACCAGGTATGTATTTTGCGCTCAGTGTCCACATCAAATACCTGTCGCATGTATCTGTTGCCCATGGTATTAAATAGCCAAGAGTTTACCAGTGATAAATCGTGTGAAATCAACACAGGATCGGGCACAGTATGAGTTACCATTATTATTTTTTTAACATCCTGGTGTGTTTGTAATTTTTTCACTGCACTTACCATGTACATGGCATCTGTGTTGGCCATTTTGTAAATTGATTTCACTGCATCTGTTGTGATACCAAACTTTTCTTGATACATTTTAGCACAGTGAGTGGAATCTAACGACAAATCAAAATCAAATCCCCACCATCCATTGGTTCCTAATATGGCCACGCCATTGGCCACTACCACATTGTCTTGAAGATATACCACATTTGAAATACAGTTGATTCTGCTGACTAGGTCCGAATAACTTTGTCCTAAATTATTTAAATAATTGGCATGTTCATCATTGCCGTCTACATAAAACACAGCTTGATAGTTTTTGCCCAGATGAGTCAATACTTCCACCAGGTCGTTGCGATCACATGCAATATCGCCCACCACTATGGCCACTGGACTGGTAGCAATTCCAGTCCAGTCAAATTTAGGCCAAGTGTTCACATGTAAATCGCTTATGAGATCAAATGCAAATTCCATGTCTGTTATCTAACTTTTTTTAAATGTGTTTGCATGAGTTTTTTATAGAGCAAGTTTGGTCATCATACATATTTAAAAGGAAATGCAATGAACATTATTTTTGGAGACTCTGTCAAACAAATCCCCAACAGTTACACAGTGTTAGAACTGGATACTCTACGTCTGTTGCCAGACAACAACTTGGTCACAGCCTATTGTGTGATTGAAAAAATTCCTCTCAACGATTATCCATTGATAGATGTGTATGTAAAATTGCACCATAATATACTGATAAATTATCGTCAGCAACACTGGGATTATTGTGAAAAAGCCATTGATTCGTTGATGGGCAAATGGAACGGTGATGTTGATACATTTTATCAAGAATTGTTGCATCGTATAACTCAATATAAACAAACGCCACCACCCGGTGATTGGGACGGAACCCATGTAAAAACAACCAGTAAATGATCCACGTCAATGGTGTAAATATTCATGGAGGAAAAATCACATGAGTTGGTTCAAAAGAAAACCGCATTTAAAACCACTGCCCAAACCCCCGCCACCGTATCATTCCAGTCCAGCTGCTGACCAGGCGCTGGCCAAAGCAAAACAATCTGCTCCAAGCTCACCACCGCAACTAAATAATTCTTTAAAAGATCATTTGATTTGAAAACAGCAAGAATATTCATGATTGGGGCACATCGAATTGGCAATGCCTGCTTGAGTTTGCAATTTGACCACAATTTAACCAAATTTGATCAAACTTATGTGGTATGTCCACTTGGTGGTGATCGTATGAAAAAAGTTTTTGAAAAATACAAAATAAACACACAAGGATTTGTGTACGTAAGTGACAGTGATCTGTTTGAAAAATTCCCATCCGTTGCCAACTGGTATATGACTGGGGAAACTCGCGGTAGTTGGTTGACTCAACAGGCCATGAAATTTTGCATGTTAGATACTGTGGATGCTGATGTGATATGTATTCAGGATGCTGATATATTTTTTATCAAACCATACAATTGTGTTGTGAATGACAAATTAAATGTATTTTATGTCAGTGGCCGGTATGCAAAACATCCGCAACAATATTATCAGGCATTTGAAAATATCACAGGATTGCCCAGACAAACAGAATATTCGTTTGTGACGGATATAATGCCAGTTTTTAAACAGGATTGGAACCAGTTGAAATCCTCCATAGCTTCAAGATTTGATCAGCATTGGTTGGATGTACTGATTGATCAAACTCCCTGGGATTATATAGAAAATTTAAAATGGTTTAGTGAATACGAAATACTAGGCAACTGGATGATCAGTCAGCACACACAATTTCAGTTGATTGAACAGGGTAGATTTGAATACAAACGTTTGGAACAATTGACTCATGAAGATTTCCCCAGTGGCATTGATTGTCAAATTGAAAGAAATCCGTATGGACGTATATTACCTTTTGATTATGGAACTGACACTGTGTTGAATTTAGACGCAGTGCTAGATCGATTTGTCCGTGCCGGCCTGTTGAATTAATACATCAATTTCGTCCTGGTGTTGCAGGCTGTCTAGTATCATTGGTGGTGGGGAAATAATTCTTGCTTGCCATCTTTGCTGCATTTGTTTCCAATAGCTGCCAGTTTTGTGTTGCTCCATAATGGCCAAACCCTGATTGATATTTGTAACAAATTCATTGAATATGCTCGCTTGCCACTGATCGCTAAAAAATAAATCTTGATTGTTTTTGGCCACACAATATACAGCATGCCATAAACTGCGTTTGTCTTCTGCAGACAATTGGCTTATTCTTTTCATCTCATTTGTTATTGCAGCAAGTCTCAATAATGGGTCTTGAATAGTATCATAGTTTTCATCAATATATGGAGCAAATGTTTGAAAACCATAACTTCTAATGTATTGCAAACTGCCAGCAGTGGCTGCTAGAATAAATGGTCTACCACATGCAATTGGCCTTAGAGATTTTTCAGTCAAATGCCACCTCTGATCATCAAACAATGTTTCTAACACAACTTCAATGCCAATACTGCCATAGTCTTCACTGTTGTAGTCTGCACTGCTATCACTATTTGCATGACATGGTTCAAAGTAATTTTCTATATCGTAACGATTGGCTTTAAATGCAGCATTAACTGGTTGAAAATCTCGATAATGGCATTGATCGTCCATTGGGTTGAATTTCATGTTACAAAAATCTTGCAAATTATGATCAACTATCATTTCGGTGAATTTAACACGATATTCTCGTGTGCCTGCCCAGGCACGATTGTATATCAAAAAGTCTTTGGTCATGCGTTCAAAATTAATGGCCAATCCAATATCATGTTTAGCAAAGCGATACCAGTCACATGCAATTGCAGCATGTGCCCACCAGTATACTCCAATGAATTCAGATTGGCAAAATTGATCAAGATCACGGCTGTTTTTTTCGCTGTGTATCAGTAGAGTTTTATCATAGATACTGTATTGAAAAACAGTAAGGGCTCTGAACCAATACTTTGCTGCTAATTCAGACTGAAATGGGGCCATGTAATCCAATTGTGCTCTGTTACAGAAATTTGTAACAATAGACATTGCCGTGGTGGTATTAAAATACAATGGTTCCTGATCGTGAACTATTACCCCCGGCGTGAGCAGACACCACCGCCAGCCCATTGGGAGATAGTTATTCAATTCACGTAGGTCAGATAGATTTTTTGAACCATGCGGACTAAAGCGATAAATTAATAAATCATGGTTGCACAAACTGTCTAAATAGTTGTATAATCGATCTAAAGGAACACTCATATTATGAAAAAAATTGGATTTATTGGCATTGGGAAATTGGGATTAGACTGCGCCGAAGTCATGGCAGAGAAGCATACAGTGCGGGGCTATGATATTTACCCACGAACCAGCGCCACCGTAAAAGTTTGTGACATTGATGAATTAGTCAATCAGAGTGAATGGATTTTTATTGCTGTTCCTACTCCACATGCTGAGGGCTACGATGGATCGGTTCCGTCCAGTCATATGGTGCCACGAGATTTTGGACACGATGCTGTGATTGATGCTATCAATCAGATCAATAGGTATGCCACCTCAAGTAAGAAAGTTGTGTTGATTTCCACAGTGTTGCCAGGCACTACCCGTTCTAAATTTGTACCATTACTAGATAAAAAACATCAGTTTTTATACAACCCTTACTTGATTGCCATGGGATCAGTTAAATGGGATATGGCCAATCCAGAAATGGTTATTATCGGAACCCAAGACGGAGAACTGACAGGTATTGCAGGTGAACTGATTGAGCTGTATAAGACCATGATGAATAACGATCCTCGTTATGAAATTGGCACCTGGGACGAGTGCGAAGCTATCAAGATCTTCTACAATACCTATATCTCGGCCAAGGTTGGAATTGTTAATATGATTCAAGACTTTGCTATGAAAATTGGTAATATCAATGTTGATGTGGTTACCAATGCCTTGGCACGTAGCACAATGAGATTGCAAGGACCCAAATACATGACCGCAGGCATGGGCGATGCCGGCGCTTGCCATCCACGTGACAACATTGCATTGCGTTGGTTGGCCGAACATTATGATGTGGGCTATGACCTGTTTGATACCATAATGCATGCTAGAGAAATTCAAGCTCGTAACTTGGCTTGGTTCCTGGTCGAGCAGTCTAACACCACAGGATTGCCCATTGTAATACACGGCAAGGCCTATAAACCTGACGTTGAATACTGTATTGGATCGTATTCAACCTTGGTTGGCCATTATATTAAAGAAGCTGGACTGCCTGTGGTATATGTTGATCCGCTGGCAGACAATCAAACAGACGTGGTCAAAGAAGTTGGTGGCCCGGCTGTGTATCTCTGGGCACATAACCGTAAAATTACTTACGAATATACTGGTGAACAACAAGACACGCAAGCATATTGTGACATTGCCACTGGATCCGTTATTGTTGATCCATGGCGTAAACTTGTATCAAATAACAATATCAAAGTTGTACATTATGGCAACACCCGTGGTCAATAAATATCAAATCCCATTTTTTTGGAATGATGATTACAAGACTCTTGACTATATCCAGGAACCATTTAACGATCCTGAGAGTGTGGCCACATGGATGGCTCAAGGGTATCATACTAAAATTACCGGAGACTTATGCGACATGCGGCATCAACTGCCTGTATGGAGCAAGAAATTTATTGCCATCTATGCTGAAATGGGATGGAAAGATATTGGCCTGGCATTTTACCGAATGCCTACTGGTACAGTAATGCCAGTGCATCAAGACTTGTACAAAAAATATATTGATATATTTCAATTACATGGTAACGAAACTAAAATTAAAAGAGCTCTTGTTCTATTAGAAAATTGGAAATCAGGACATTATCTCGAAGTTAATAATCAACCGTTTGTAAATTGGGTGGCCGGGCAAGTGGTTGAATGGAACTATGATACTCCGCATTCTGCTGCCAACATTGGATTGGAAGATCGATATACATTACAAATAACTGGCCACATATGATACACACACACAACGAATGGGACCCACTGAAAAAAATCATAGTAGGTGATGCCACTCATGCCAATTGGCCACGTCATGATCCTGTATTTTCACTTGAGAGTGAAAAAACCACGTGGAAAGAAACTCCAGTCCCTGTGGGGCCAGTACCACAATGGATTATAGATCAAACCAATGAAGACTTGCAAACATTGGCTGATACACTCACTGCCCTGGGAGTAGAGGTAGTGAGACCAACCCCGTTGAACTTTCAAACACATGATGGCCTTTACAATTATTGTCCACGTGACCGCTTGCTGATTGCTGGATCCACAGTGATCGACACAGCCATGATGTATCCTTGCAGAGACATGGAACTGCAATGTTATCATGACATATTAAAAGATACTGTCATGATCACCATGCCTCGAAATCAGGGCATGGTATTAGATGCTGCCAATATATTACGGTTCGATGATCGTTGGTTATTTTTAGAATCAGCCAGTGGAAATCGTGCTGCGTATGAATGGTTGCACATGCAATTGCCCTGGATAGACATAGAACTTTGTAACTTTTACTCTGGGGTACACATTGATTCAACCATAGTACCATTGCGAGAAGGACTGGTCATGCTCAATGCCAGTCGTGTGGGATTTGATTCGGTTCCTGACATATTCAATGGTTGGCACAAGATTTGGATTGGCGACGTTGTGCCACAAACGTTTTATCAATATCCATATGCATCAAAATGGATTGCAATGAACATGTTGGTGGTGGACCCACACACAGTCATAGTGGATAAGAATCAACCAGAATTAATCAAGACCCTCGAAAGTTACCAATTTGATGTCATTCCATTGCAACTGCGGCACAGTCGTACATTAGGCGGTGGATTTCATTGTGTTACATTGGATTTAATTCGGCAAGCAAGCAATTGACCAGTTATGCAATTGAGTATATAATACTCGTATGACTACAAAAATTGGATTCTGTTGCAAATGGCTCAATGACCCCAATGAATGTGGAGGCATGAAAGTCAACGCTGTGGACCGTGACATAAACGGTAGATCAACCACCATGCGATGGCTTCGCGAACATGCCGACGAAGCTGAACAGCGACAATGGGATATAATGAATCACAATGCCAGCGCCGCACTGAAATTGGTCGAGCGAGTGGGTGCCCTGGTTCCCGAACGTAGAATGGTACGGCTTGGCAGCGAAATGCTACAAGGCTATACTGAATCAAGTTGGATTGCCTGGTGGCAACGTACTGAGATTCAAGATCATTGTGCAAAAATATTTGCGCCTGTAGGTGAAGCAGCTCGCAGACTAGGTGTGCGACTGAGCTTCCATCCTGGTCAGTTCTGTGTGTTGGCCAGTGAATCTGATGAGATTGTGGAACGTAGCATATTAGAATTTGAATATCATGCGGATCTGGCTCGTTGGATGGGCTATGGCAGCGGCTGGCATGATCATGGATTTAAAATAAATGTGCATCTCAGTGGCAAGGGCGGCGCATCAAAGTTTCTTAGAACACTGGGACGATTGAGCACACATGCTAGAAATCTAATAGCCATTGAAAACGACGAAATGACCAATGGTATTGACGTTACATTGGCCGTGGCCAAACATTGTGCTCTCACGCTGGACATACATCATCACTGGATTCGTACTGGTGAATATATACAGCCCAGTGATGCCAGATCTCAACAGGTGTTGGAGTCCTGGCGCGGTACTCGGCCGATTCTTCATTACAGTACCAGCCGTGAAGATATCCTAGTTGATCATGACACCAATACTCGTCCTGATTTGTTGACCTTGTTGGCGGCCGGTCATAACAAACAAAAACTACGTGCCCACAGCGATTTTTGTTGGAATTCAAGTGTGAATGCCTGGGCATTGACTTTTGCAGATCAATGGGATATACAAGTGGAAGCCAAGGGCAAGAACCTGGCCAGCCAACAACTGTATGAACAATATATTAGTTGATATTTTTTCCTGGATCAAACATGACTATCAAACGTATCCTGCTCGGTTTGTCGTGGAAATTATGGCTTGGGCTGTTAGTATCGGATGTTCGATTACTATGGCGGCAACAGTCCCCAATCCTCCACTTATTGTTTTATATCCCATTTGGATTGTTGGTTGCAGTATGTATGCTTGGGCTGCTTTTAGCCGCAAATCTTTTGGCATGCTGGCTAATTACCTCTTGCTTGTATCTATAGACAGCATTGGGCTATTGCGTATGATTTTGTAATTTTGCCAAAAGAAAACCCACCAAAGTGGGTTCACTGCTGGTTACGCAAATCCAGCGACACGTTATCTTGTGCCCGATTTAAAATAGTCCCAATCGCTTCCAATCTGCACGAATCTTGGATTTAACTGCCGCAGGCAATGCAACATAATCTAAATCGTCAGCCATTTTGTCACCGTTGGCAAAACACCAATCAAAAAATGTCAATGCACTTTTTACATCTGCTGGTTTGTCAGATTTTAATGGCACCAATATAAATGTAGCACCGCTGATTGGCCAGGTCTCGCGGCCTGCTTGATTGGTCAGAATCTGATAGTATGATCGGTTCCAATCCGCACCATCGGCAGCAGCCTTAAAGGAATCCTCTGAGGGTGTTACCCAAGTTCCGGCAGCATTTTGAACATTAACCCAATTCATTTTGGTTTGTTTTACATAGGCAAATTCAACATATCCAATGGAGCCTGGCAGTTGTCTAACCATAGCAGCCACTCCTTCGTTGCCCTTGCCACCAGCACCAGCACGCCAGTTAACTGCGGTACCTTCACCAATGGTATCTTTAAACTCTCGACTGATTTTGCTTAGATAGTTGGTCCATATAAATGTTGTACCCGATCCATCTGCACGGCGAACCACTGTGATTGCTTGGTCAGCCAACGCTAACTTGGGGTTCAATGCAGTAATAGCAGGATCATTCCATTTGGTAATCTTGCCCAAGTAAATATCAGCAAGAACCATGCCTGTCAATCTCATTGATCCAGGATCAATGCCCTTGACATTAATAACTGGAACCACTCCACCTATCACTGCAGGAAATTGAAACAAGCCCAATGCTGCCAATCGGTCGTCAGGCAGCGGCATATCACTGGCACCAAATGCCACAGTTCGAGATTCAATTTGTTTAAGTCCAGCGCCCGACCCTATGCTTTGATAGTTGACCTGTATACTAGTGGCTTTATTATAGGCTTCGGCCCATTTTGAATACAGTGGAGCAGGGAATGTTGCACCTGCTCCATTGATGTTCTGTGCTTGTACGGCGAATGTCATGGCCGTTAATAAAATAGCAAGTAGTTTTTTCACTGAGATCTCCTTGTGTTAGTGATGACATTATTTAAACACAATTGTGTTACAGTTTTATTACAAAATCAATTGTTTCATGCGCCTGGTTGCCAATTAAACCAACAGTGTTTTTGTAGCTCTTTTATTATGTCTGCCTCACTTTCGTTGTATTCTCTTGCAGCCATGGCAACAAATTCCACCCAGGCATGTGGCCAATCATCTCGGCCCTGACTCCACTGTTGATACATTATCTCCATGTGTCGAGCATTTATCATACTACCGGACCGGTGAATATTTGACGGCTACTTACACCAGACCCTAGAATACAGGCCATGTCTTTGTCAAATTGTACTATGGTCCAAGTTTTTGTCGTTTCGTTGGCAAATATAGTAGTACTACTGGTATCAGAACCATTGCCTCGGCCAAGCCATATGGGTTTTTCACCGGCCTGGTCAGACAATGCTTGAAATACCAACGGGGTAGACTCACACATAACGGGTTTTTTTATCTGCGTTGGTTCCGCTAATACCAGTAACGGAATCAGCGGAATCAACATGAGAAACACCAGGTACATGTTGTATTTATTAGCCTGGCTGCTATTTTAGTGTAGCCATTAAATCCTTATCAATCATGTCATAAAAAAACCCCACGTATCACGTGGGGCTTGCAAATTAAATAGCACTACATTACGTGGCTTTTTTTACACGGGGTTTTGCCGGTGGCTTTGCTTCAACAGCAGGCCTTAGTAGTTTTGTTTGCTTGGCTCGAGTTTTTGCAACTTTTTTCTCAGATGCATCAACCACGCCGTCTTTGTTCAAGTCCAGTTTCTCTACCCAAACTGCCTTTTCTTCTGCCGAAACAACTCCGTCTTTATTTAAATCTCGGTTGTCTTTGGTGGCCGGAGCAACCACAGCTTCTGGTGCAGATGTCACTGCCGGTGGTGCCGGCACCTCTACTTTGTAAGGCGCCGACGGTTCGTCAACATACAAGTCTACTTTGTAAGGCGCAACTGGCTGAGATTGGTCTTTCTTTTCTCTGAGAAAAAACCACCAAACTGCTACACCTGCTGCCAATACCAATATAATAATTTCCATGTTATAATCTCCTATAAAGTATTTACATGAAATTATAACAATGAAAAAATTAGTGACTGGTCACTAATGTGCTCAAAAAAATGCTGCAACCGCACATCTTTATATAAATATATGTTACAATAGAACATAAGGTGCTGAATAGGTCGGGCCTTATAGTAAACTTGCTAGATAGGAGAAATTATGTTTACATTAGACGCAACAATCGACGCCGTACAAAACGGTAAAAAACAATTTGTCAAGACATTTGTCCAAAACGAAAAAATGGCTGATGCAATGAACTTGTTCATTGATGCACAAGCTTCTTACACCAAACAAGCATTCAAAGTTGGTGTTGACACAGCTACTGCACTGGCCAGCGAAACTACCAAAACGGTTCAGGAAGCCATGAAATTTGACTACACCAAATTTGGTGAAGGCATCATGAAGGCTTATACTGCCACAACCAGCAAGAAGTAATACCACCCAGGTTGACCGGGAATCCGGGATATGCTATAATTACGCATGGACCGGATTTTTTACGAGTAAAATTATGAAACCGTTAACTTTTGTACTACAATTGCCCAGACTCCGCAGACGGGCGGTGGAGTTGTATTCACGCAACAGCCCGTTCAAATCACGTGCAGAGAAATCAAAAATAGTGTATAATCGTAAGATCAAACATCCCGACCAGGACAGCGCATGAACAAACGAATTAAACTACTGATTGAACAGGCTACTACCTATATTGATCCAATAGCCAATGACGGAGCATGTTGGGACTTTGACAGAGAAAAGTTCGCCCAGTTGATTGTGCAGGAATGTGCCGAGGTTATATTTGAAACTCCAGTTAAGTATACTGAGATTGATATAATGCATATCATACGAGATCGTGTTAGAGAACATTTTGGAGTTGAACCATGAGCGGTTGGAATACAATTCAAAGAATTAAAAATCTTGAACAAGAAATTGACCTGCTGGGCTTTAAATTCAGCAAGAGCAAGCACGGTGATTTTAGCGATCTTGAAGGTGCTCTGAGCCTTATACCACGAGATGCAGATGCCTTGCCAATTTACTCACGAGATGCTGAACTGTTTGTGGGTAGCGTGGAACGGCTGGAAGATTGGCTGTCCGGAGTAAGGTGGGCACGTGACTACGACCGTATGACAATTAATAAAAACATGGACCAACAGCGAAAACGCAAAGAACAGGACATGCGTAACCGCCACCTCATGCAAACTGTTAAAGACGGTAAACTCGTTAAAGGAGTTGAAAAATGACTGAGTATACCCCAGATAAATGGGTAGTTGTCAAACTGACAAACAAGCAGGACAAGATTCATTACCGTGTGTTTGCTTGTTGGTACGGCGGATTTGCTGGCAGTGACTCCTGGAAACTGAATTCAGGAATCACCAAAGTAAACTCAGTTGATGACACATATGAATTTTCAGGATCCAGTGGATCTGTGTACCGGTGTCGCAAGAATATATATGGCACCTCGGGCTATGGGCACGGTGTTTTAACCAATCTAATAAACTCCGCCAAAGAACTCACAATTGAAGTTATGCCAGAAGATACAGATTTTCTTAAAATGGAAATTGCTGAATGAAAAAAGAACTTGACGAAGCACTGTGTGCAAAATATCCAGAAATCTTTGCCGATCGCACTGGCGATATGCAAATCACTGCCATGTGTTGGGGCTTTGAGTGTGGAGATGGCTGGTATGATTTGATTGATCATCTATGCGGTGAGATTCAACATCATCTCAAGCACAATGCCAAACCTGATACTGCTCAATTTGTAGCATCACAAGTCAAAGAAAAGTTTGGCACACTTCGTTTCTACGGTTCCGGCGGAGATGATAAAATTGATGCGTTTATTTGGTTTGCAGAATCATTCAGTGGGAAGATTTGTGAAACTTGCGGAGCACCCGGCAAACGTAGAGGTGGTGGGTGGATATACACAGCATGTGATGAACATACAAAAGATTCTGATTTAGATCAAACCGACGAGCCAAATCTCTTTTAAATTGAGTTATAAATAAAGAAAATATCCCGTGGACATGACATGAATGTATCTAACATAACCGATCAAAACAATGTGTTGTATCGTCAAATGACGGTGAACAATCTAGAGAAGAGACATGAGGCTCTGAGAATAGAAGAAATGCGGGTGCGCGAAGCACTTAAAAATAATGAAGACAAACGTGTGGAGATGAATCGTCAGATGAATCGTGCCGGACAAAATATAGATAAACTTGCATGATATTATTGATTGGTTTTATTATTGGATTAATAGCAGGTGTTGCTGGGTTACTTTGGTACCAACATATCAGAGTAAAATGAATCGACTTGAACAAAGCCTGGTCTATCTCAGGCAATACTTGCAAGCAAGGCGTACTGCACCATGGATTGTGGCCCAGCATCCCAGCATAGAAGCTCGTGCTAGATGGTGTCTCCAGGACTTGGATGGTATGGCAGGAGATTGGAACACCAGCAGGCCTTATTGTTATTATTACTTGCAAAGGACACCCGAATGAATCACGCTGCAATACTACAAGAGGATGACATGACAATTACGCCAGCTAATGGGATTACTGGACATTTACTACGTTCGGGCTATGATGTGGTGTTTCGAGTGTATGACGGAACAACATTCACAGACTACGATTTGACACACAGTGATCTATGTGTTACAATAACAGATGAAGATGCTGCCTTTTATTCCGAACCGCGGAGTGATAGGTTGGACCACAGTCCAGCAACTTTGGGTATTACAGATTAACTTGATTAAGGAAATTAAAATGAATGAGAAATTTACTATTACATTAGAAGAAGATCCCGAAACTAAGGATCTAATCATGCCTTTTCCCGACGGGCTGTGTGATCGATTGGGCTGGGAAATAGGAGATACATTGCATTGGAATCAATCAACAAATGGGTCATTTATTTTGTCAAAAGAACAACAACAAACACAATGGGTTCTGGTAGAATGTGTTTCTACATTCCGTCAACGCTATATGGTCGAGGTGCCAGTAGGCATTGATGACCATGGAAAAGACAAATCATTGTGGGCCTTGGATACCGTAACACTGGAAGAGGCAACAGAATTTAGTAGTGAACATCTGGGAGAAACCATTGTGTCACATCGGGTGGTGACAAAAGAGGAGGCATTGACATTGTGTGACCAGGACAATGATTATTGCATGTCCTGGGATGAACAATTGAAAACTAAAAACTTTTTTACCACATGGTCACAACAGACAGACAGTACTTCTGACCAGCTGTCTGATGCATTAAATCATGTATTCTAACATCGTATGAAATTGTATTTTGAAATTATTAACCATCATGCTCGGGAGAATTTCAAAAATCTTTATAACATCTCAGGCAGCATGACTGTTAACAAATCGTGGGAATTTGAAATTATTCGATACTCACGAGATTTTGTCAGACTGTTGATTGATCTCAGTTGGAAAGGTCGTGATCATGCTGGACCGGAAATTTTGATTGGCCTGTTTGGATATTCATTGTCTGCTAAAATACATGATAATAGACACTGGAACTGGGAAACCAAAGATTGGGTGTCATCTGAATCAGAAATAATTGTGTAACTTTAGAAAAGGTACTTGTGATGAAATTTGTAATTTTAATGCTGGTGGCAATGACAATTGCCGGATGTGGTACTATAGCCGGAACATTACGAGGTGCCGGAGAAGATATCAAAACTGGCACAGATACTGTGGCCGATTGGGTTAAACCAAAAAAATAGAGTGACCGTGCTCC